TAAATCTATTGTAGGTAAACTATACTTAAATGATGAGTATGTTTGTGATACATTAGAAAACCCTTATATAAATAATGAACGTAATATAAGTTGTATCCCTACAGGTAAATACGATGTAAGGATGCGCACACCTAGAGAGAGTGCTACAAGAGATTATTTACATCTTTTAGTACAGGAAGTGCCTGATAGAAGTTATATTCTATTTCATAAAGGTAATAAACCAGAGCATACACAAGGTTGTATTCTAGTAGGAACGAACAATCAACAGGACTATGTTAGTAAGTCAAGTTATGCTATGGACTTTTTGATGAGGAGAATACTTAATTTAGGTGGCGAGAATATTAAATTATTAATAAAAAATAAATAAAATGAAAGAATATTTAATAATGACAATGTTAAAATCAAAGAAAGTATGGTACACTATAGCGGCTATTGTAGTACCTTTTGTAGCTAGAAGCTTAGGAGTAGATGAAGTTCATGTAAGCGAAATATTTTGGGCTTTATTAGCTTTATTAGGAGTAACTGGATTACAGGACTTCGGTAAGGATGCGAAGTAATAGATACAGATTAAAACCACACGAGATAAAAGTCCTGCAAAAGATGCGAGAGCAGGAGGTTAGTAATATTCTAGTTATAGGAGATTTACATGAGCCTTTTTGTTTGGACTCTTATCTTGACTGGTGTATAGAACAATACGACACTTGGAACTGTACAGAAGTAGTGTTTATAGGCGATATAATCGACAATCACTACTCCAGCTACCATGAGACCTCAGCAGATGGAATGGGTGGCTTAGAAGAGCTAGAATTAGCTATAAAACGTATTGCTAGATGGTACAAAGTTTTTCCTGAAGCTACAGTTATTATAGGAAACCATGACAGGATGATAATGCGTAAAGCGCAGACAAGTGCAATTCCTAGTAAATGGATTAAATCATACAAAGAAGTATTAGAAGTTCCTAATTGGAATTTCGTTGAAAGATATGTAAAAGATGGTGTACAATTTTTACATGGAGAAGGGGGTACTGCTCGTACTAAATGTAGGGCAGATATGATGAATACAGTACAAGGACATCTACATACACAGGCTTACTGTGAGACTTATGTAGGTCAAAAATTTAGAGTATTTGGTATGCAAGTAGGTTGTGGTATAGACCACGAGAGTTATGCTATGGCTTATGCTAAATACGGTAAAAAACCAGCAATAGGGTGTGGAGTTATCTTAAATGGAGAAACTCCTATTAACCTCTTAATGCCCTTATAATCATATATTAACATCCTAATTGTTAATAACTTTTTTAATTACTTAGTTAATTACGAAGTTAATTTGTATATTTGTATTTTAATTTTAACAAAAATATAAATGAAAACAATGACTTACCAAGAATTCACACTAACAGTATTAAAATCAATAGACTACTTACCATCTAAAGAAGATATGCAATTTGCATACGTTACATTTTATCAAGGTATAGGACAGTCTCCTGAATTGGCATGGGCTTCAATGGAGCAGCTTAAAAGCTTTTCTGACATGACATTACTAAAAAAATAATAATAACAATTAAATAATAAATAAAAACAATGAAAACACAATATAGAGTAATCAATAGAGAAACAAGAGACGAACTTATATTAAACTATAATGAGCTTTTAAACTTCTTTAAACATAAAAGACAACTAGATTATACAATTACACCAATAGAATCTAAAAAAGAAACTTGGCTAGAAATATTAGGTTTTGGTTGTTTAATAGTAGCTATTGTTTTATTATTAACTAAAATTATAATGCAATGGATTTAATAGCTAAAGATTTTTACTTTTATGCAGACCACCCTGTGTTTATTAATAATACAAAATATGACATTAAAACTAGTAAGTATTATACAGATTTAGAAACTTATACACCTAGTATAAGAATATTTGGTACAAAAGAACAGGTTAAAGAAGCCAAAAATAAATATATAAAAGACACAGGTTATTGTTTAGATGAAGCTTATGATTTTAAAGTAGAGGAAAAAAATTCATATTATTATGATTTTTATTCTAATCCTGAACAAAGAAATAAGGAAGTTAAAACAAAACTTGAGTATTATAAAAAACTATATAAAGAAAATAATAATAAACCTTTAATTATACGAATATGATAGACAAAAATTTACACGATATACATACTCATTATTCTAAAGATAATGAAACTGTATTGGTAGGGAAAGATGAAAATGGTGCAGATTTTTCAATTTGCATACCAACATTTGAATTACTAGAATGGTTAGACACCAAATCTTTAAAAGAAAGTTTAATAAAATATATAAAACAAAAATGAAAACAGAACTTATTAAAAAAATATATAACAAATATAATTTAGAACCTAGTGATGTATTTAGACATCAACACTATATAATAATTACTAGAAGTGGAATAGAAAAAATAATTGATATAGAAAATATATTTATACGTTATGATGTTCTAAAATTAGAACCAAGATATGCAGGAGTAAAAGCAATAGCTATTAAAGGAGAAAAAACATTAGAAACTTTAGGCTCTGCGTATAAAGGAGAAACCTTTAAAGATGGTAATACTAACAGTTGGTATGTTTTAGAGATGGCACAAAAAAGAGCAATGGCTAGGGCTACTCTTGAGATAACTGGTATGTATAAACTTGGGTTTAAAGCAGAAGATGAAAGTGAAGATTTTAAAAAAAGTAATAATTAATAAATAATAAAACAATGAGAATAGAATGTAAATTAGTTAAAATATTTGATATAGAAACAGGAATATCTAAAGCAGGTAAAGAATGGAAAAAACAATCTATATTAGTAGAACAATATACTGAGTATAATAAAGAATTAGTTATAACATATACTAATGATAATATTAAAAAATTACAAGGTAAAAATATAGGAGATAATTTAAGTTGTAGTATTAACCTTTCTTCTAGAGAATATAATGGAAGATGGTATCATAATATAACTGGTTGGACTTGTGAAACTGCTAATGGAAATATAGTAGAAGAAATGATTGAAGATACTAATGATGATTTACCATTTTAATTATGACAGATAGAGAAAAATTTGAAACTTTATGCGACCTTACTACAGAGATAGTAGGGTTGCAAAAAGATGATTTAAAATCAGAAAAAAGAAAACAAGAATTAGTTTATTCAAGAATGATAGCTAGTTTTATTGGAATAAATAATATAGGAATACATCCTGATATTATTGCAGATGTAATAAAAAAAGATAGGACTTCTGTATTATATTATTATAAAATGCACAAACATAATTATTCAGCTTTAAAAAAATATAGAGATGCTTTTAATAAAGTATATGCAGCTTTTGATAAATCTGAAAATATTAAATTTGTTTTTGATAATAGAGATGACCTTTGTAAATGTTTAATAGATGCAGGTATAAAGATTGCTACAAAAAATAAACAAGTAAAACTTAAAATAAAAAGTGGCAAGGCAGAATATATATTACCTACGACATATTTACAAATGGATTATAATTCTAAAATTATAAAAGAAGCATTAAAAGAATATGACTATACAGAAGATATAATAACACTATGAGAGAATTATTAAGTAGTACTGCATTTTTAATTGTAAACAAAGCACTTATTAGAAGCATAGGTTTAAAAGAAACTGTTTTATTAGCAGACCTTATTAGTAAAGAAGAATACTTTGAAAATAATGGAATGACAGATGGATGGTTTTTTAATACTGAAGCTAATATAGAAAAGGATACAACTCTTACACCGTATCAACAAAGAAAAGCTATTAAAAAACTTAAAGAATTTAATATAATAGAAACTAAGCGAATAGGCGTTCCAGCTAAACAACATTTTAAAATAAATGAACAACTAGTTGTGAAGTTTCTTAACAACTTGTCCTTAAGTAAATCAACAACTATTAATAAGAATAAAGTAATAAGAATAAATAATAAATACTTTAATAAGCCAAAAATTGAAGAAATTGAATTTTATTGTATTGAACGTAATAATAATATAGATGTTAATTCATTTTTTAATTTTTATGAAAGTAAAGGCTGGATGGTTGGTAAAAACAAAATGAAAGATTGGAAAGCTGCAATAAGGACTTGGGAGTTGCGTGAAAAAAATAATAATAAAAAAGGAACTTCTAAATTAGATTCACAAATTTCTGAATGGCAAAAAGCAAAGGATTTATTATGATAGATGAATACAAACAGATGATATACTTAGAAAAGTTATATAAAAAAAATACTATAGATTTGAATAATTATTTTAAGTATAGTGGTAAATTAGAAATAGGTAAAAGATTTAAAGAGCCTAAAGGAGACTATGTATATAAACATAGAACTATAATAAATAATGATATGAGTAAATATAAATTTAAGAAATGAAAACATTACAAGAAGAAAACAACAAAGAACTTACAGAAAAGACATTAGACCTAATTGCTAAGACATCAGTAGAGTTAGGACATAGAGCAGATGCTAAATCTATGGCTTCACTAGCAAAAATACTAGCACAAGATTTACAAACTGAAAACAGATTTAAACGATTGTATTTTAATCAGATACAAGATGCTTTTCATATAGGAGTAAGGTTTTGCGACTTTGAACCATTCCTAAATATAAGAACTTTTTATAGATGGATAATTGCGCATAAGAAGACAGTAAATGATGCTTACTATCAGGTACATACACTAAATAAAAAACCTGAAGAAGTACCATTTTATCAAGAACCTAAAAAACTATTAAAATGAAAACTATACAAATAACACAAGACCAAATTAAAACTCAAAAGGATGCTATTAAATGGCATTTAAAAAACTATGGACATATAACTAGTTGGGAAGCTATAAAAGAATATGGTGCTACTAGACTAGCTAGTATTATATTTAATTTAAAAAAAGAAGGATATAATATACATAGAGACGACTTACACTTTAAGAATAAATTTGGTAAAAAAACAACTGTAGCCAAATATCTTTATTTTAAACCGAAACCA